GCAGAAAAACTTAAAATGGGTGAAACCACAAATTCACTTGAAAGTTATGCTATTACATTGCTTGATATAGATAATATAATATACGAGTATTTTATAAATGTAATAAGACCACAAGTTTTAGATACAAACGGTAGTATAATAAATGTGCCTGTTCGTCATGCTTCACCTGAAAAGTGGAGTGCAATAAGAAACGATGGAGTTTATCGTGATAAAAAAGGTCAGATACAAAGACCTATGATTATTTTTACTCGTACTTCCATGTCACGTGATGACAATTTCATTCATTTTAACAAATATCTTTCTGCTCCTTTTATCAAAAAGTTTGATTCAAAAAATATGTACGATAAGTTCAGTATTTTGAATGATATGCAACCGGTATATGAAGTACATAATATTACATTTCCTGATCATGTAATATTAACCTACGATTTTACAATCAATACAGATTATGTGGAACAAATGAATCAACTTGTAGAGAAAATAAACTTTGCAAGTGATGATTATTGGGGTGATCCTAAAAAACTAAAATTTAGAACATCAATAGATTCTTTTTCAAACACGGTCGAATCATCTTCTGATGATGATAGAAATGTATCTACTACCTTTTCAATGAATGTCAATGCATATTTAATACCTGAAGTTTTTGATGATAGAATGACTGCGACTCGTCAAGTTAGTAAACGAAAAGTGCTATGGGGAACTGAAGCAGTTGCGAGTGATGATCCTCGTCTTACAAATAATTTAGTAAATTCTATTGACTCAAGAAGATCGGTTGAGGTTGGTGCAAAAATAAGAATTCTTGATCGTTTAAATAATACATTGAGTGTAGATGATGATTCTGTTTTAGAGTATGATGTGAGACTAAGAAAAGACGAGGAATATTATACAATAGAAACTACAAATGAAGCATACAGAATAAGTTTGAATGAAGAAAATGAAAATGATCCTTATTTAATATGGGACTATGAAGAAAGTGAAGTATATTTACGAAAAAATGAAGAAATATATTTTGTAAGTGGAAATAAAACATATCAACTTAAAACTCATAAAAAATATGTTGATATGTTTACATTAAAAGTACAATAATAATACTTGAATATTGTAGTTAAATCGTTTATCATTATTATTATGGAAAAAAATAATGACATAAAATTAACATCCGAAGAAGAATCAGAGTTAGTAGAAATAAATACTGACTTTCAAAATGTATTGATCGATTTAGGTCAAGTTCACGTAAAAAAATATTATCATACCGAAGAGATTAAGAATTTAGAAAAACTTGAGGATGAATGTAATCTTGCGTATACAGAAGTAGAAAAAAAAGAATACAATTTCAGAGTTCGTATGAATAAAAAATACGGAAAAGGTAAAGTTGACTTTGAAACTTCGTCTTTTATTAAAGAATAAAAATGATTAAATATAGAGGTTTCAAATTTTTATAGTATATTTATATCAAAAAAGTAAAAAAACTTTCCCAACAACATTAACCCATTTATAGGAGAACATTCAGATGGCAGAAAGAATTGTAAGTCCAGCAGTATTCACCAACGAAATCGATCAGACCTTTTTAACGCAAGGAATTCAACAAATAGGAGGAGCCGTTGTGGGTCCTTTTACACGAGGTCCTGCGTTTGCACCTACCGTTGTGCGTAATCAAGGAGACTTAGTCGATTTATTTGGTGCACCAGAAGGAACATATTATCAACCATTTACCGCAAGAGAGTATTTACAACACCAAGGAGTTGTTACTATTGTGAGAACAGGATCTCTCGGAGGATACGAGCAGAAAAACGGTTTGGTAATTTATGCAAAAGTAGAAGAAGTTGATTGTGCAAAATACGAAGAAACTTATGGAAGTGGTTCGTGTGATGTAAACGTAGGCGATGAAACCGTGATCGGTATTTTGGCAAACACACTATACCAAAGATCAAATTCAAGTGAACCAGTTGAAGATGATAGTGGATTCTTAGGTTCATTCACAGACCCAAGTTCAAATTTAGTTTATCACGATGTTCTTTCTATTGATCCTGATACAGGAGAAGAAAATGCTGAGTCTAACTTTCAAACTTCACTTCACCTTAGAACTACTGTTGATGAAGACGGAAATCCTGGTACACTAGAGGATCAAGAAGTTATATATGTAAAAACAGATATAAATGGAAATTTAATTGCAAGTGATTATGTATTTTCAATCGACCCACGTGATCCAAATAGTCTTCAAAATATTTTTGGAAGAGCACCAAAGAAAAATATAGAACCTGCATATTTTCATGCTTACTTCGAGAATGCACAGGCACGTGTTTATAATAATTTGTATGCAGGTGTAAAATATAGAATTGAATGCACAACAGAAATTGGTGGTGATATTATCGATGCCGATGAAACAGAAGGTTCATTAAATTTTAAAGGGGATGCAGTTCCGTTTGGTATGGGTACTGGATCGTATTCATGTCGTCCTGCAAACACACCGTGGATTCAGTCACAGGAAATAAGTGGTCGTAGATATGATCTTTTTAAGGTATGGACTCGTAACATGGGTACATCTGCAAATCGTGAATTAAAAATTGCGATTTCTAATATCCGTACTCCTGGTTCCGTGCAGGGTTCTGATTACGGTACATTTGATTTATTGGTGCGTGGATTTGCCGATAACGATAAAAATCAAAATATTATTGAATCATATGATAATGTAACCCTTGATCCAAATTCACCACGTTATTTACCACGTGTATGTGGTGATCGTTTCACAACTATTGATAACAAAGGAAAACTTACTGATCACGGTGACTACGCAAATTCAAGTAATTGGATTCGTGTAGAGATGAACCCAGACAGTGTTGCCCCATCACAGGCAATGCCATATGGTCATGGTTCATACATGGCTCCAATCGCAGGAGTTTCAGTTCCAAATCCAATTTATAGTCATGCTTCTCAATATGGAAGAAATCCTGGAAGATACTATAACGGTGCAGTCTTTAATCAAGATTCTCCTGATGGGATTTTAGAACTTCCTATGTCTGCCAAAGATACCGTTGAGTTATTCGCACCACTTCCAAGAAGTTCTGATGATTCGGGTGAAGGATATTATATGGATCGTCCTGGTAGTTATGTAGAAGAAGTTGACGGAGAACGTGAAACATTTTATGTTGATGCTATCGATACGAATCCTTCTTTAACACAAGAAACAGAAATTGCAAAACTTAGAAGATTTGTGGTAGGATTTCAAGGTGGATTTGATGGTCATGCTCCAACACATCCAATTAATCTTGGTAAAGACATTACTGCAACAAATGTTCAAGGTATGGATTGTTCTAAACGAACATCAAATGGTACAATCGCATATATGAGTGCATTCGCTGCTCTTAGTAACCAAGACGAGTTTGATATCAACCTTATCGTGACACCTGGTTTAAGTCTTGATCTTCATAGATCAGTTGTAAATCGTGGTGTTGATCTTTGTGAAAACCGAGAAGATTGCTTTTACATTCTTGATTGCGTAAGTGCAAAAGACCAACCAGGTCGTGTTGACGATGCAGTTGCCGAAGCTTCTACAATTGATACAAATTATGCAGCTACTTATTACCCTTGGGTTAAAATTATTGATCCTGCGACAAACAAGTTAATGCCATTCCCACCAAGTTCGTTGATGGCATCTGTGTATGCGGCTAATGACAAGGTGGCTGCAGAGTGGTTCGCACCTGCGGGTTTGAATCGTGGTGGTCTTGAACAAGCAGTATCAGTAATGGATCGTCTTACATTTGCAGAAAGGGATACATTGTATGAAGGTAAAGTTAATCCTATTGCGGCTTTCCCTGGTCAAGGTATCGTGGCATTCGGTCAAAAAACTCTTCAACGTCGTTCAAGTGCGTTGGATAGAGTTAATGTACGTCGTTTGCTTATTACTGTTAAGAAGTTTATTGCAAGTTCTGCAAGATACTTAATTTTTGAACAAAATGTTACTGCAACACGTCAAAGATTCTTGAGTATTGTTAATCCATACTTAGAAAATGTCCAACAAAGACATGGTCTATATGCTTTTCGTGTAATTATGGATGAGTCTAACAACACTCCGGACTTGATTGACAGAAACATTCTTTATGGACAGATTTTCTTACAACCTGCCCGTGCAGTTGAATTCATCGTTCTTGATTTCACATTGCAATCGACCGGTGCAAGTTTTGAAGGTTAATTTGTAGATAGGTGCAAAGGTGTAGCCCCTCACTTCTTCAGAAGTGGGGGGTTTTTTTTTGATTTGATATATATTTATGCTTATGCAAGAAACTAGTTTACAATCAATTTATACGGATATTCAATATGACGAATTTGTTCGTTTCGTTAAAGAACATAAACTAGATTGTGATACAAGTTTAATTAATGAATTGGTAATACCTTCAAAACTAAAATCAATATGGTCATTCATAAAAGACTTAAAAGAAAAAGTATCTGTAAAATTAGTTGATTTGGTTAAACTGTTTTTAGACAAAGTAGTTTTTAAATTTTTTGCTAAAATAAAGTTTAGTATGAGTTATTTGTTTAAACTTGTTAAGAAAGGATTTAAAGCATACAAAGATATTATCAAGGCAATTGGGGAATATGTAGCAAGTACAAAAGTTGGAAAGTGGACCGAGGAGAAACTCAAAGCACTTGACGATTTTCTTGCGAAACATCCTCGTACTAAAAAAATTGCTGGTGTAGTTGTAGCTGGATTGTTAATTTACATTTGGTTAAATATGACGTTCACAGGTAATGCAGATTATGACTTCGACATGGCAGATATGATAAGTGCACTGGGTGGTGGTTTTAGATTATCAACTTTATTTGCTGGACCAGAAGGAATGGCATTGTTAATGCTGTTCGCAACTGGTGTAATGGGATTGTCATTTCCTTGGCCAGGCCCGCAACACATTCAATTTATCGGAGCAGTATTATACGGATCGGCAAAACTTGTCGGAAAGAAATTAAGAAAGGATAAATAAATATATTTTTTTTGAGTAACTGAATATTTATACAATAACAGGTCATTAAACGTAATTTTCGGTTTTCTGACTAATATTTATCATTAATATAAAAACACTAAAACTGGAGAAATAATAATATGGCACAAGTAGTAGAAACACAAGAAATGTTTTTTACGGCATTTGAACCTAAAACAGCAAATCGTTTTATTATGTATATGGACGGTGTTCCAGCATATTTAATTAAAAATGTCGATAGACCAAACATTACAATCGATGTTAACACATTAGACCACATCAATATCAAACGTAAAGTTCGTGCAGGTAAAGCAGAGTGGAATAACATCAGCATGGGTATGTATGACCCAATCGTTCCAAGTGCGGCTCAAGCAGCTATGGAATGGGTTCGTCTTTCACATGAGTCTGTAACAGGTAGAAATGGTTACGCAGACTTCTACAAAAAAGATTTAACAATTGTTGTTCTTGGACCGGTCGGTGACTATGTCGAAGAATGGACAATTAAGGGTGCGTTCGTTGCAGGTACAACATTCTCTCCATTAGATTGGACAACAGGTGATGTTGCTACTGTTGATTTAGATATTGCATACGATTACGCAATCCTTCAATACTAAGAACAAAACATCATATCCAGTTTTAAAAAAACTCCCGTATGGGAGTTTTTTTTGTTTATGTATATATTTATCAGAGTGGAAGTAAATAAATTAAAATCAAGCATATTGAAAATATACGAAGAAGTGCTCAATGAAAAGCAAACTGAATTGCAGTTAGAGGGATTAAGTGATGCATACGGAAAACTTGCAAAGTTCTTATTAAAACAAGTACAAGTTGGTAAGTTTTTAAAAAACTACGATATCGATAACTCTACTGGTAGAATGATGTTCCAAACTGCAAGTGGTAAAAAAATTGTTTTCAACGATATGAAGTTAGGTGTTACTTTAAATAAAGTGTGGAAGGGTAAAAAGAAAAGTGATTTCTTTGCATACAAAGATCACAAAAAGATTTTACAATTTGCCCTTGCTGATATTTAATAAAAAATTTTGATTTTTTGTTCAAAATTTTTATTCTTGTATATGTATATATATTGGTATATATTATACTGATATTTAAAAATAAAAGGTTACAATTATGGCAAACGAAGATAATAATATAGAGATACCACAACAAGTTCGTGAACAACTTGAAAGAGATGCAGCTGAAGCAAGAAAGATTTCTCAGTCAACAACTACACAAGAAACTACACAAGAAACTACACAGGCAGAAAAAACTGCACCTGCACCTGCACCAACTGCTCAGTTTTCAACACAAACTGATCAAGTTCAGTCATTTGAATATCCAAGTGAAGTAATTGATCTACCAAGTCAGGGGTGGTTTTATCCACAAAATTCACCACTATCACGTGGTAAGATTGATATAAAATACATGACTGCAAAAGAAGAAGATATACTTACAAGTCAAAATCTTATCAAGAAGGGTGTTGTGTTAGATAAGTTACTTGAAGCACTTATTATTACACCGAATGTAAAGATGGACGATATTTTGGTTGGAGATAAGAATGCTATATTCATCGCATCACGTATTTTAGCATATGGAAAAGATTATGGAATCAAGTTTAAAGACCCTTCAACAAATGAAGATGTGGAAGATACAATCGACTTGGCCAAACTTGAACCAAAAGAATTTAATTTTGAGCAGTACGAACGTGGGTTGAATCTATTTCAATTTGAACTTCCTAATAGTAAAAGAACCGTACATTATAGTTTGTTAACTCATGGAGATGAACAAGCAATTGATATGGAAATGAAAAGCATGAAGAAGTTTTCAAAAAATAAAAATGAAACTACTGAAATTACTACTCGTTTGAAATATGTAATTAAGTCATTAGACGGAAATGAAGATCGTGCAAGAATTAAAAGTTTTGTTGATAAAGAACTACTTGCACGTGATTCTCTTGCTTTAAGAGAACACATAAGAGAAAATACACCTGATCTTGATATGACATTTAACTTTGAGTCCGAAGAGACCGGATATACTGAAAGGATGACGATCCCACTTGGGGTCGACTTTTTTTACCCTTCCACAGGAGTATAAAATACAACTCCACGAAGAGATTTTTAATCTCTGTTATCATAGTCAAGGTGCTTTTAATCAGTCAATTGCATATAATCTTCCAATATATCTTAGAAGGTTTTATGCCAAGAAATTGGTGGAACTCAAAAATAAAGAAAACGAAGAAATCAAAGCAGCCCAAGCAAAAGCAAAAACTAATTCAAAACCTGCTTCAAAACCAAGTACCCGGTCCTTTTCAAAGGGGGGTCGTTCTTACAAATAGTTTTTATGATTAAAGTGTTACTTACTATATATTTATACGTATATAATAAATCACCTATATGAAAAGAAAACAAAAATTAAATGAACAGGAACTATTATCTGAATTTTTAGGTTCTCTTGTAAAAGCAGTATTTAATACAAAAGCAAAAGCTGTTGGAAAGGCTGCATTTGCCGATCCATTGCTTCACACCGCATTTCAAAATTACATTGACGACACCAAGAAATTTAAAGCAAAACTTAAGAAAGCAGGAATTACTAGCACACAAGATTTAAAAAAATCATTTGCTGATAAAGGTCTTGAAGATTTAATACACTAAAGGAGAATCTTTGAGTGGCACTTGATCCCGAAGATTTAAATATAATAAAGGACGTTGGTTCTTTTACACAAGATATACAAAAATCAATTGCATCTGATTTGTTACCTGATTTAAAGGATGTGGGTGATCTAAGTTCTCAGTTTGTAGATAATTTAAAAAATGCTCAATCTGAATCAAATTTAGATATAACAGGAATTGACAACATTGAAAAAATGCAACAAAGTTTAGTTGCGTCTGGACGTTCTTTAGAAAAATTTAAAGATTTGACACGTGACTTTAGAATTGAAATGTCAACTGCATCTGATCAAACCGAAGCTTTGGCAATGTTAGATCAACAAAAACTTGAAGTTGAACATAAAATATTAGATGTTGCTGGTAGTATAAGCACATTAGAAACTGAAAAAATACCAGAAGCTGCAAAACTCGTAGAAATAGAAGCTGCACGCTTGTCATTATTAAACGAAGGAACTTCTGCATATGCTACGCAAAAAGAAAAATTAGAGCAATCAAAGAATGAACTACTTAACTTAAACGCAGGCCTTGCTAATAACTTAGGAGTAATGGGTTCATTGAATAAATTCAACGACGATTTTATAGAAGGTCAACGAGTAAGCATAAATAATATGTCCACAATGACTCAGTATCAAGATGATTTAAGAACCACCACAGGTGCGGTATTTCAAGAAACCAATAAACTATTAAGTTTAAATAAAGAATTAAACGAAGAACTTCAATTGCATGGTAAAAATATGGAAGAATTCATCAAGACATATGGTGGTGTTAGTGATGAGGTCATGGGTAAGTTTGATGGAATAAAAGATAGTATATTAGGTTCGTTGGAATCAATTCCATTGATAGGTGGTATGTTAGCAAAATATGCAACGGGACCTTTAGAAGAAGTATCGGATATTGCAAAAGAAGCATTTGCAGGTGCATTGAAGGTCGGACTAAAACACGCACAAGATACAGGAAGTGCAATGGGTGGAATACAAGCAGGTTTAAGTCACTTCATGGGTAATTTACAAGGCATTGGGGCTGCACTAAAATCAATATTAAGTGGACCATTTTTATTGATAGCCGCACTAACTGCTTTACTTACATTAGCATTTAAACGATTCACAGAACTTGAAGAATCTGCAAGAGAGTTGCGAAAAAATTTGGGTGGAACACTACAAAGCACTTCCGCAATTTTTGATGAAGTTCAAAGACTGAATGTAGAATTTTCTCATATGGGGGTCTCGTTAGAGGACGCAAGTGCATCGGCACAAGCACTGGCCACTCAATTTGGAAACTTTGGATTGGAACTGATGCCAAAGACATTGCAATCCGTTACTTTACTTAGTACACAACTTGGTATATCAAATGAAAATTTAGCAGGAGCAGCCAAAAAATTTAAAATGCTAGGAGCAGATTCGGATGCTACTGTTTCTAATTTAGTGATGGCAGTAGCAAGTGCGTCTGATTTAGCAGGTGTAAATGCAGATGAGGTAATGAGTGATGTTGCATCTGCAAGTGAAGATACTTTAATATTCATGGGAAAAACACCAGGTGCGTTGGCAGCTTCTGCGGTTCAAGCAAGAAAACTCGGAACAACAATTGATGATATTGCAAGTACAATGGAGACTATGCTTGATTTTGAAAGTTCTATTAACAAAGAAATGAAACTTAGTAGTTTGTTGGGTGGGCATATTAGTATGCATAAACTTCGTCAACTTTCATTTGCTGGTGATGCAGAGGGGGTAGCAAAAGAGCAATTAAGATTGTTACAACAAATGGGTGGTTTGGAGAATATGAATGTTTTTCAAAAACGTGCAGCTGCCGAAGCAATGGGTACATCCGTTGAAAATCTAATGAAGATGGCTGCGACTGAAAAAGACAGAGCAGCTTTTGAAGCAAAATATGGTGATAGGGCAATTGCTCTTCAAGAAGAACTTAAAAAATTAAGAGACGGTGATGCTAAAGATGGAGCTGACAGAATGAAAGCACAACTTGAAGAGCAAATTCAACAAGAAAAAATGAATCAACTTAAAAATAAATTTAATTCATTAATGATAAAACTTGGTGAAAAACTATTACCCGTAATCGAGGTTGGTATGGAAGTTTTAGTTCCAATTTTAGGTACAATATTAGATTTAGTTGGTTATATTTTATGGCCATTTAAATTGATAGGAGATGCAATTAAAGTAATTAAAGAATTTTTATCACCAGTTGTAGATGTAATTAAAGATTTAACAAAACCACTTAGTACTATGTTTGAGTGGCAAGCAAAAATAACAGCTGCTTTTTTATTTTTTGGATTATTAATTCCCAGAA